ATTCCGGAATTGTTAAAGATAAAAGACGAATTAAATCGTTGGTTGGCGCCTAAATTTGGGGACAAACTTTGTATTGAATTTGATTTTTCAGTTGTTCCGGAACTGCAAGAGGAAACCGACAAGGTGGTTGACCAATTGACAAAGGCGTGGTGGATCACACCAAACGAAAAACGCGCCGCAATGAATTACGGAAAAGATGAGGACACAACAGAATTGGACGATTATTTTGTTCCGGCGAATCTTATTCCGGTAAAATCAAACGACGTTGATGTTCCAATGGAATCGGTTGATGTTGATGTTAATAAATTTTTGAGCAAAAAATTAGTGCCGGGAATGACGGACGTTTACACAACCGTTGAGGAAGCCGAAGCACGCGCCGAAGCATTGGGCGGTTCCGGTCATCACGAACATAATTTTGACGGCGATGTTGTTTATATGCCTTTTGAAAATCATCAAGATTATTTGGACGCCATTGACGAACAAAAATATCATTATGGCAAACCACACGACGACGATGAAAACGACAAAAAACAAATTTCCGAACGCCTAAAAAAGGCGTTAAAAAAAAAAGCGGACGACCACAATGAAGCCGTAAACAACGCCGCAAGTAAAAAAACAAACGTTCCAACGCTTTTCAAAGTATATGAACGCGGAATCGGTGCTTATAGAACAAACCCGCAAAGCGTTCGCCCCAATGTAACATCACCACAAATGTGGGCAATGGCGCGCGTTAATTCTTATTTATACGCCCTTAAAAACGGCAAATTTAGAAGTGGCAAACACGACACCGATTTATTGCCGGAGGGACACCCAATGTCATCAAAAGACAAACCAACAGAAAAGGCCGAAACGTTTTCAGATTATCCACAAACCGCAACCAACAACGCCAAACGAATGATTGAATGGCGCGAAAAATACGGCGATGAAGTACAAGCCGGAACAATGACCGGTTGGCGACGCGCCCGAATGTTGGCAAATCGTAAACCATTAACATTGGAAATGTTGAACCGCGTCAAATCATTTTTTGCACGTCACGAGGGCAACCAAACAATCGCGGACCGTTTTAAAGATACGCCGTGGCGCGACAATGGTTTTGTTTCCTGGAATTTATGGGGTGGTACTGCAATGCGCGATTGGGTGAATAAAAAGTTGAATGACTTAAAAGAATAGTTTGAAATTAGACCGGGACAAATGGCAAACGGATTTCGAAAAGCAATTGGACATTTCCGAAAAAAAACAAATTGCAATTGTTAAGCGTTTTTATAAAAGCGAATACAACAAAGGCATTGAATCGTTTATTGCGGACGGTCAAACAAACTTTCTGAATTTATTTGACGACAAACCATTGCTTAAAATTTATTCCGATTTGTACACCAATATTGGAATTCGATTTGCCAATTGGTACGCGAAAAACTTTGAAAAGTATTTGACAAAACAAATTGACACGTCAAATTTAGATGATATTTGGGCCGCACGGTTTGCAGCGTTGGGCGTTGCCGTCGGTTCACAACGCGTTTCGTTGGTCGCCGGTACTGCAAAACAAACGCTCATTCTAATCACACAAAGATTGATGACGGACCCGGAATTTATGACATTGGGCGCCATTGAAAAGGCGCGAATATTACGCAACCAATTCAATAGATATTCACAATTCCAGGCCGAACGATTGGTCCGAACCGAATCAACCGCCGCGGCTAATTTCGCAACGTCCGAAGCCGCAACAACAATTTTTCCGGGCGACCAATTGTCAAAGGAATGGATTGCAAGTTTTGACGACAGGACACGGCCAACGCATCAACGTGCCGACGGACAAATCGTTGACCAAAACGCGCCGTTTTTAGTTGGTGGCTCACAAATGATGTTTCCGGGCGATCCAAGCGCGCCCGCAAGTGAAGTTGTAAATTGTCGTTGTTCAATTGCACACATTCCAAAAGAGGGCGCGCAAACTATTGAGGAAATACAATCCATTGCTTTGGGGGTTGCCGCCGGTGGTTTTACTAATTTTTAAAAATCGTATATTTACAAAAATTTTATTATGAATACAATTCTTTATAAAGCGGCGCCCGTTGGTGAATTAATCGACGCGGACGAAAAGGCCGGAATAATCAAAGGTTATGGCAGTTATTTCGGGAACAAGGATTCCGACAATGATGTCATTGTCAAGGGCGCATATAAAAAGACAATCGCCGAAAATGGTGAACGCGTGAAATATTTATATCAACACGATATGAATCAACCAATTGGAAAAATGACCGAATTATATGAGGACGACAAAGGATTGGTTTTTGTGGCTGAAATTGCCAAAACACAAATGGGAATGGACGTTGTTGAACTTATGAAATCCGGCGTCATCACCGAAAATTCGGTCGGTATTATGCCAATTCAAAAAGAAAATAAAGGCGATTATCGTGAAATTAAAGAAGTTAAATTGTACGAAATTAGCGCCGTTACATTAGCGGCCAACGATCAAGCCAAAATATTAGACGTCAAAGGAAATATTGACGTTGAGAAGTTGTCAAAAAGATACGACAATCTCTCGAAACTAATTCGCAAAGGTTCAATTTCCGATGAAATGGGATTTGCAATTGAAGCGGAAATATTAAAATTAAAATCATTATTTGTGGAATTCACGAAGCCGGTTGATGAAATCACTTCGCCGAAAGTAGAAGCAAAAAACGATGATTCAGAAGTGTTAAATTATTTATTAAATTCCCTAAAAAAATAAAAATGGAAGAAAATATAAAAAATCAATTGGACCAATTTAATAGTGCCATTGATTCAAAAATCGAAAAATCAAACAACGATGTTGTTGATGCGGTTGTTGTTAAAGCTAACGACATTGTAAAAAGTGAAGTTTCTGAAATGGCAACAAAATTAAATGAGAGATTAGACGCTATTGAAGTGGCTAACAAAAAGCAATTCAGCGCTAAAAAAAGAATGTCATTTAAAGGCGCTTTAAATGAAGCGTTTTCAAATGGTGCAATCGAAAAATTGTCAAAAGGACATTCAAGAAGTGCAGCATTTGAAATCAAAGCCGATATGACAACCGGTGCCGATTACACGGGCGAAGTTATTGCCCCGGACCGCGTGCCTGGATTCAAATTCGACCCAAGCCGTCCACAACATATTCGTCAATTATTGGCGCAAGGTTCAACGCAATCCGATGTTGTTCGTTACGTTAAAGAAAGCGGTTATTCAAATGGCGCTGCAATTACGGCCGAGGGTGCAACATTGACACAATCGGATTTCGATATGACCGCCGTTTCTGCAAACGTTCAAAAAATTGGAACGTATTTCAGAATTAGCGAGGAAATGTTGGCCGATACCGCGCAATTGACTTCTTATTTGTCAAGCCGTGCGCCGGAAAAATTGTTGGACGTTGAAGACGCGAACATTTTAAGTGGCAACGATTTAGGCGGGATTGAAAATTCTGCAACTACATTCGCCGCCGGTAATTTAGCCGACGCCGTTGACAACGCAAACGAATTTGACGTGATTGTTGCTTCTTTGAATCAATTAGCATTGGCAAACTACAACGCCGATACAATTTTATTGAATCCAACAGATTTTCACAAAATCCTATTGTTAAAAGATAGCCAAAACAACTATCTTAAAGAACAAGTTTACCAAGGTTTACAACCCGTTTTTATGGGCGTGAAAGTTGTTTTAAATAGCGCTATTAGTGCCGGAAACTTCTTAATTGGAAACTTTGGCGTTGGGACGCAACTTTGGGTTCGTGACGGAATAAATGTTGAGTTCTTTAAAGAGGACGGAACAAACGTTCGTGACGGTTTTGTGACTGTTAGAGTTAGCGAAAGAATCGCATTGACAAACTACTTACCAAACGCGTTTGTTAAAGGTGATTTTACAACTGCAAAAGCAGCATTGGAAACACCGTAATTTTACGGAATACCAACCAAAATCAAAGGCCTGGATTTATTCCGGGCCTTTTTTTATATAAGAAAAAAACACAAAATATTTTTTTAATTGAAAATTTTTTTTTAGTTTTGTTTTAATGTTTAACTAAAAAGCATAAAACAATTATGAAAACAACAACCGGATTGACAATCATTCACGACGGAAAACGTGTGAATGTTTACACCAAAAAAGAAATTGAAAATTTGGAATCTCAAAGCAAATTCGATAAATTTTTAAACAGAATGTTGAACCTTTTAAATATTAAGTTATGGCGTGGGGTTTAGATTATTTCCCGGACGATGAACCGGAATTCGAATGCCGCGTTTGCGGCATCGCATTGTTTGAGGACGTTTACGTTTGTTCAAACATATGCTTTAAAGCCGATCAACTATGAAAAAATTTCTTAACTTTATTTTAACAATGTTGTTTTGGTTTTTTGCCACACGTCAAATGTTTCTTTATAGCGATATTATCGGAACAATATTTTTATTTCTTATCGGCTTTTCGTTGGCCTTAAATAGCGAAGATTAATTTTATTAGTTAGTTTGATTTCAAAAGGCGGTTATTAATTTAACCGCTTTTTTTTATAACTTTATAAAATGAATCCGAATCAATTTGGTTGTTTCGCCGAATACCTTTTCGCCGTTGAAGCGATGAAAAACAATTTATTAGTTTCGTTTCCGCTGCTTCATTCGTCCGTTTATGACTGCATTGTTGATTCGCCAAAAGGATTGTTCAAAGTTCAAATAAAAGCCATTAACGAGGACAACAGAAAACGCAACCGAATAAGATTGTCCGACAGAAATCAAAACGAATATAAAACAACGGAC